TCTACAAATCAGGCACTGCATAGATACCCATTAAGTAGGCTCAGTTAAGAGATGCCTCTCGAAACCTTTCCGGTCTCTGACGGAAGAAGAACAACGCATGGAGTTCCTTTTACGGAACGAGACGTAGGAAAGATAAATCTTTCCTAGTGTTATTTATACCATCTTGGCTGTGAGAAATAATATATTATAATATAGAAAATGGATATTTTAAATTAAAAGAAATTGCAATACGTTCTGTTGGAACACTATGCATACTAACTCTATGATCTAACCAACTTGGATAAATTAACATCATACCCGGAGCAGGTGTGTAAGGTACTTCCTGAAAGTTGTGCCCAATGTATTTGTAGTAATATGTGTTTTTATCTTCTTTGGTTTTACGTGATTCTTTAATATGTGTACGATTTTGTGTAAAACATATCTTACCACTACCTTTTGGTGCGGTTACATAATAAACCCCAGACCACACAGGACCTGGACTATGACTATGTACGTTAATTGAATCGCCAGCTTTCATGATATTAAACCACCAACCGTCGGCATCAATTTGATATGTTTGTTTAGTTAAGTTTTCAATAATTCCTACGGCTCTTAAAAGAACATATTGCACTGATGGAACATCCGTAGGTTTAATAGCAAGATTTTTATATTGTTTTGTACTTTTATATTCTTTATATTCTGGGGTAGTACACAATTGTCCAAAAATTTCATCATTGATTTCTTCATGATTATGTAAGAATATTTTAAAAACTTCAATAGGAAATATAAAATCTCTGCTTATGTCCATATATAAATTTCTCTTCTGCTAAACATATTTAATTAATTTACAATCTAATTTAAGTTGTGATATAATCTTTTAGTCATACTTTATAAATATTTATAACGGGGAATATAGGCTAATACTAAAACTAACATAGGCTACTATCAAAAATTGCGGCAAGGCTTGAGGCCTCAAGACTTCCGCTTTCCCCAACAAATAAAAAAGAGGATTTTCATCCTCTTTTTTAGTTCATTCTAATAAAAACTTTAAATTACATTAATGTAACTAAAATTTCAATTACGCCGATACCGCCATCTGTGTAATCTTGAATAGCCTTACCAATGATTGTACCCGGAACTCGTTCATCTGCTGACATAGCAACACCAGGCATTGCTGATGTAACCATTAAGTCACCCTTACGGATTGTTCCCATTACTTTACAAGGAACTCGACCTGTAAGTGCTACTGCTGGATGAGTTTCGTTTGTGCCTGCCTGAGCATTCATCAAATGTGCTGGGTTTGTGGAAATAACACCTGCTACTTTACTATCATATAGTTCCGTAGATTGTGTAATTTCTGCATTACCACCAAAGCAAACTACTGTGCCTGCTGTGTACATTTGATCTGTTTCATAACGTTCTGCAAGATCTGAATATTGAGCTGCTGTTGATGTACCTGTCATTACTAAGCATTGGAAGTTTGCATAACTAGCAATAGTTACGTTACCTGCTGTTGTTCCAGTATCATCTGTGAGGATCATAGCAAATTGATCTGCTGATTCATCCCAGATCAAACCTACGTTCTGATCAGAACCACGTTCTACAATGAAGCCAGAGTCAACCGAAGCTGAACCTGATGCGCCTGTTGAAAGTACATAGAGCGGATCTTGAATTAGTAAACTTGTTGTATCAACTGTTGTTGTCGTACCGTTTACAGTTAAGTTACCAGATGCTATAATATTAGCAAATGTTACGTTATCACTTGTTGCTACTGCTTGTCCAATTGCTATTGTAGGTGTACCGCCTTCTGCGGCGCCACCAACTGTAACACCAGTACCACCCACAAGACTTGTAACATAGTTACCAGTTGTGTCTGTACCAAGTGCGACTGAGTCAGCTGCGATTGTTACTGCGCCAGTTGACGCCATTGTTGCGTCACCTGACATTGCAACATCTACCCATGCTGATCCACTGTATACAAGCATATCACCACTAGCGGCTGATACAAGGGAAACATCCCCCATCTCTGCTAGTGTATCTTCGCCAGCTGTTGAAGCTGCGACAAATGCTGTAGTAGCAACCAATGTTGAACTGTTACCTGCTGATTGTGTCGTTGCTGTAGTACCATCACCTAACGCGGCCGAACCACTAATTGTACCACCATGAACCTTATCACCTGAAATAGCATCTGCTGCCAGATTGTCTACGTCTTGTCGTAGTAGAGGAATACCCCCTGCTGTAGATCCATCATGTACAATAACCGTGTCTTTGGTTGTATCAACTGTCAATTCGCCTGCTAAACCAGTGAAAGAACTATGCTCTGCTGTAGTGCCACGTCGACGTTGTACTGCATAATTTGGCATAATATATTTCTCCTAATAAATTATATTAATCGATTATTATAAATCACAATATTACAATAAACATAACAAATTCTATGTTGTTAGTGGGTAAAACATAACAAATTCTATGTTTGTAGTATTTATGATATTATATGTGTAAGTATGTTTATAGCAGAATAAATTAAGCAACAGAACCGAGGTCGGCCTGATGGTATAGATTTGTACTACCTTCAGTTAAATCATCTGTATCAGCTGCGGCAATACGTGCGTCTGCTCTAGCTGCTGTATAGTATAAATTAGTACCTTCTGTTATATTAGTAGTTGATTTTGTAGCAAGATCAGTATTAAACTGTGCCGTATCTCTAGCTGCTGTATAGTATAAATTTGAGCCTTCAGCAATATTAGCCGTGGTTAATACAACTGCACCAGATGCCCCGTTAACTGAAGAAACAGTAATTGGCGATGTTGTAATCTCAGAAAGAAAAATTTGTGCAGTACTTTGAGGATCTGGGTTAACATAAGCGTCATTGCCACTACCGGATGATTTATACATTAATTTATATGTAATAACAGTACCATTTGCTTGTCCATGTACATCTGCATATGCTACAGTAAAATTGCCGTGGTGGCCAGATGCCAACCCATTAAATTCTTGCTCATATAAATCTGTAGGTGTTCCGCCTGCAACCCTTACTAATTTAACATGCATAGTCGCATTAGGAATCTCTATTTCGGTAGTAACTTGCACATTAATAATATTCGAATTTGTTACTGTAATTGCTGTTGTGTATCCAGGAACATCAACATATGTTGCGCTCTGTGTTGATTGTGTTGTTGTAAATGTAGCAACTGCACCACTAAGTTGTGCAGTTGCGGCACTTGTTAATGATTCCCAACTACTGCCATCATATCCTTGAAAGTCAGTACCCGTCCAACGAACTGTTCCTGCGGTTGTTCCTGCATTATTACCAAGTATAACACCAGTATTTGCTGTAACTTGTCCAGCGGCAAAGTTTCCTGAGCCATCACGTTTTACAATTGTACTAGCAGTATTTGCATTAGTTGCGGCATTAGTGGCTGTATATGCGGTGTTCCAATTAGCACTACCTGCATTAACTATTCTTGCATCCGCTCTTGCATCTGTGTAGTAAAGATTTGTACCCTCTGCAACACTAGATGTTGTAGCTGCGATATGTGTAACTTCTTTTGTTGTTGCGTTATATTGTAAGTACGTTGTTCCTGCAACATTTCTAACTGGATTAACAAAAAATGCTGAAGCTGTAGTCGGACTAAATGCTGATCCGATAGCACTTAATACTATTGAATTAGCACCCTGATTAGTTTCACCTGCTTTTAGACCAATTGCTATTGCAGAACTACCCTGTGATGTTTGACCTGCTTCTTTACCTACTGCTACTGCATCAATACCTTGTGATGTTTGACCTGCATATTGCCCTACTGCTACTGCATCAGCACCTTGTGATGTTTGACCAGCTTGGTTACCAACTGCTACTGCTGAAATACCTTGACCATTATTGCCTGCAAAAGCTCCAACTGCTACTGCTTCAGAAACTTGCGATATTTGGCCGGCTCCACTGCCTACTGCTACTGCATTAGCACCTTGTGTTGTTTTACCGGCATCTTTACCTACTGCTACTGTATTATTACCCTGTGATGTTAAACCTGCATTTTCACCTACATTAATTTTTGCTGGTCCTGAGGCTCCTGCTCTTGTAACTAAATTCGTCCAAGTTACTCTAGCATCTGCTCTAGCATCTGTGTAATATAAATTAGTACCTTCTGTTATATTAGTAGTTGAAGGCGTACCAAAGGTTAAACCTCCTGAACCATTTGTTGTTAATACCTGATTTGCTGTACCGTCTGCTGTTGGGTAACCTAATCCGCTCATAACAACATTTACAGGTGTACCGCCTGTATTACCTAATATTAGACGAGTATTACTTGGATCTGCTGTTATGTAACCTACTGCTGATGATGTATTAGCACCAGCATCATTAATTGTAAAATATGAAAATGCTAAATCGCCGTCTTGCTCGTTACCAATTACCCATTTATGTCCAGATCCGGCTGCTACAGGAACACTCATAAATGATGTACCACTAAAAGTAGGAGCAACAGTACCACCACTACTTGGTGTTGCAGTTATAGTTATACTACCAGTACCCTCACCACCAAATCCTGGACTGTTTGTTGTTCCAAGTCCTAAATTAGTTCTAGCAGTTGCTGGTGTAATGTCACTTAAATTATTTGCTATTGCAAGATAGTTAGTGGCTGTTTCTACAGCCATGGTACCCAATCCTAAATTCGTTCTTGCACCGGCAGCAGTAGTCGATCCTGTGCCACCTAATGCAACTGTGATAGGAGGAGTAATACCTCCCCATGCACCAGCATTATTATAAAGAAAGTCACCGGGCGATGCTGGTACAGTAATATTAGAAGTAGTAATACCTGTAATACCCGTGCCACCACCTGTAAGTTCTGTAGCTGCAACTGTACCTGCTACGGTTACTGTGTTATTTGTTAAAGTTATTAAATCTGTATCTGTAGTTAAGCCAATTGTAGTACCATCAATTACAATAGTATCTATTTGTAAAGATGTTAGTGTACCAACACTTGTTACACTACTGTTAATTACTCCTGCACCTAATGTAGTAGCATTTAATACTGATGTAGTATTAATTTTATACTCTTTAGCGGGTGCTAAATCAATATGTTCGCTTGATGTCCAACTGTCAGTTGCATCTAACCAATTAAATGTATGATCAGTTGTACCTTTAAGAGTAAAGCCGCCACCGTTTGCAAGTGAATCAGTAGGTGATGCAATATCATTTAATGTAATATTTGGATCGTCGGTAGCTAATTGTTGTACATCAATTGATGTTGTACTTCCTGAAATAATAACATTACCATCGATATTTAAATTTTTAACAGAGCTGTTTGCCATATTTCCGAATCCTATCTTTAATAACTATATATTATATTTATCTATTTGTTGGACGATTACTCATAAGGAAACCCGGGATAAACCCGGGTTTCAATATATAAATTATCTTTACTATTTTATAGGAAAGATAGATTTGATACGGAAATACCAGATACGTAATCGCCTGCGTTACCGAAGGAGTTTGCTGTGTTAGTTAGCTCCTTGTAACCATATCGTGTCAAGAATGATACGACTGGCTCGAATGTACTTGGATCCATTACTACACCACTACTCATCAGTGGTACGTATGGACAGTAGAATGCAGCTGCGTCTGTCTCTGTTGAGCCTTTATAGCCCAATAGGATGTCTGCGCCTGATCCTGCGTCACTGTAATATGTATCAACATATACTCGCATTGTACCGTTCAATGTACCTACAAACTTAACATTTGTGGGTGCTTCGAATGTACCTTCAGTTGTACGTGCAAATGCTGAAGTTGTTGCACTTTGTAGTGCTGTTAGCACACTTGGTGAAACAACTGCCCAGTTAGCTGCGCCACGTCGTGTGCGGGCTGCTACTAGGTTTGCTTGCTCGTTCATTTGAATTGCCATAACTGCATGTCGATCGCCTACGTAATGAGGTGTGCCTGTAAAGGTACCACTCTGGTTGTAAACTGCATCTTGTCCAGCTAGTGAACGTAATGATGTTAGAACTTCTTGATCAATTTCTGTTGTAATTTCTTGTGCTAGAGCAGCTAAAATCTCTGCTTCAACGTCAAGACCATGCATTGCCTGTGCATCTTGTGCGGCTTCGAAGGTCCAGCGTGCGCTGAGCCTACGTGACTTTGCTTCTACAACTTCTTTGATAATCTGGATGCTTAGACGATTGCCAGCCAGCCCTTCATGGGAGGCTGTATATCCTGCTTTATCATCTGCGGCATTACCAGAATAACCAGCTGCAATCTTGAAGGGACTTAGAGCCTCTTCACCAGCTGCTGTGTCTACGCCACTGGCGCTATTAAAAGCGTCTGCGTAACGTACTCGTAATGTATGAATCTGGCCAACTGGGCCAGTCATGGGTTGAACGCCAATTAATTCGTTAGCGATAACGGTTGGCATTACACGTCTAATCACTGGAAGAATTACCTTGTTAAGAGCAGCTACATTACCGGCCTGTGTTGCGCCAGCGGTAGCAGCCTCAGCAAGATACGACTTTGTATTCTCTAGGATGACATTCATGGTCTGCTTGCGCTGACCTTCCAGTCCTTCCATTAGAGCTTCCTTAGTGGCTCCCCAATTTTGACTTTCTGTTAGGTTTTCTGCCATTGTAAATACTCCTTATTTTATACCTGCTAATTTTTTTAGATGGATAATGTTTCCACTATTCTCATCTGGTTTTGTCTCTTCTTTACGTGTTACTTTATCACCAGTTTTCTCAGTGAGTGTAACCTTAGAAGTTTCACGCTTACCTGATGTCTCATTGAGTACAGCGGGTAAGTACTTTTGGAAACTACCTTTAAGGTTCTTTGTCTGAACACTTTCAAGTAATTCTTCCATAATACCTCTCTTACTCTTGGCCAAAGGCGTAAGCAGTTCACCCATGATTTTATCACGGTTAATCTTGCTGTTAAGTTTCTTAACTTCAACGTCTGCTGTGTCTTTGGATTCTGTAAGGGAGGTAATATTCTTGTTTTGCTTCTCAATACGACTATTGAGCTTGCGAATTTCTGTGCCTTCTGCTAGATATGAAGCCATATACTCAGTTGCAAAAGATTCGAAAATCTTGCGTCCGAAATTATTTTCCCGGGCCGATTTGATATCTTCTTTAAGTTGTGTCATTTCACTACGTAGTGCTGACTCGACAACCTTTTCGATTGTTGTTGCCGCACGTTTAATGAAGTTATGCTTCGCTTCGTCAAGTTTTTGACGTCCGCTTGCAATTAACTTAACTTTTGCTTCTGCGAGAGACTTTTTATCTTCGTTGAATTCAGCAATCTCGCCTGCGAGTTGCTTTAGCACAAAACCCTCAAGTTTATTAAAATTGTCGAATTGCTTGTTACGATCTTCGCGGAGTTCAACGATTTCATTTCGTAATGCTTCCATTACAAAACTAGAAAGGGCGTTTGTATGTTCCTTCACGTTCTGTTTATACTGAACGCGAGCTTCAATTAAACCCTTACGGTCGTCTGTAAACTCTACGATTTCTGTTTTAATAGCATCAGTTAGCATATTGTCCATTGCTTCGACAAGTTGTCCCTTGTCGCTTTCATAGCGGTCAGCAAACTCTTCCCTTAACTCAATTGCTAATGCATCTCGAGCTTCGGTTAAATTTGATTCCCATGCTGACTGAATACTGGCCTTTGTATTCTCATCTAGGAGATCGCTTTCAAGTAATTCTTTAAGTGCTTCGGCCATAATATTCTCCCTTTACTTCTTGTTCAATTCTTCAATAAACTTTAAAATACCTTCTTGTAGATATTTTTGAGCTTTTTTATCATAAACCATTTCTTCTGCTAAATTATACATGCCATAACCACCACGCATATTCCATAAACTTTCGCGTATTGCTTTTGGATATGCTTCTGGTGCACTTGGCTGAGCAACAATGTCTACTGTAACGATATCAAAATCAGACACTTGTCCGCTTTCATTTACGTTACCGCTACCTCTACTTGATACACCTAATTTTGCTCCACTTTCAAGTAATGTTGATATAATGTTCCCCATTGGTGTTGGAATAATTTTTAACTTTCCATATCCATTAGGACCATCCATCCACATTTCTTGAACGATGTGGCTAACCCGATCTAAATTAACAGTTAATTCCTCAGGGTGGTCTGCTTCGCCGAGGACTGTTTGTCCTTCTTGTAAGCGTTCGTTAATTGTCTCAACAGCCTTGCCTATCTCTTGAATGGGATAAACACGATCGTTTTGATTCTTAACACCACCTTGAATAAAGATCCCTTTCATATAAAGATCTTTACCGTCACCGTTTTCACGATCACGCGATTCAACTACTGTTTTAGCCTGGTTAGGTGTTAGACGTTCAAATAATGGTTGCATTGCCATATGTTACCTGTTGTCCTTAAGGACGCTACCAGCACCCTTATCAGACTTGTCACCAGCATCGGCTTTAGGGCCTGCTGATAATTTAGCATCTTGATTTGTTGTCATGCCTTCAGCAGGTTTATCTGCTGATCCGCCTTTTTCGTCGCCGCCTGCAAAATCTACAGGCTTGCCGCCTGCAACTAGTCCAGGATTATTTGCGGTATTTCCAATAGTTGACTTGGCACTTGCATCGCCATCGTCGCCCATTTTGGCCGCTTTTACTGCGGACAACTTTGCAGCTTCGTCTAACTCTTCAGCGTCATCATCTTCTTCTTTAGACTCATAACGGATTGCTTCTTCTTCTGGTGCAATTTCCATTTCCATGTCATCGCCCATATCCATTTCGTCTTCAGCTGGCACGTCGTCATCACCTGCCATTAGTTTATCAAATTCTGCTTTGAGTTCTTCTACTGCGGCTTCTAGATCATCTAATTTCGCTGGGATTGCTTCCTCTGCATCGCCTTCTGGTTCTACAGCATCATCATCACCGCCGATTTCCATGTCGTCTAGATCGTCTATTGCTTCGGCATCTTCTATATCGTCGCCTTCTTCATCGGCTTCACCGACTTCTTCCTCATGGTCGATTTCGTTACTATGGCGGGCGATTTCGTCGTCCTCCTGTGTAATTTCGTCTTCCCAATCAGACTTGGCTGACTCATCAACTTCTTCTTCTTCTGTTTCTTTGTCTTCCAATGCTTCCTCAATATCCTCATCTTCATCTTCGATTAAAGATTCGTGAATAGATCGAGCCTTTTCTACAAATACAGTGTGAAGTAGGTCGCGAGCCTTTTCTTCTTCTTCATTAATAAGGTACTCTAGTACCTGTTCAAGTTTTTGTTTTGACATCCGAATTCTCCTCTTCAAACCGCGAAAGAGTTTGTAATAATATTTAAGATGTCTTACTTAAAAGGTGGGTATAACGGTAGGTTTTTGGCCATTTTAGCCAAAGAACGGAGTAAAATATATTTAATCGTTTAGTCTAATCAATATACACAATGTTAATACAATTTTTACATTTCACCAAGGCCACCTTCTTCTGGTGGTGGTGCATAAACCTTTGCTAATAGTTCTTTACGGTTTATTTTTTCATAATTACGAAATTCACGAACTTTACGTAAAGTATTAAGATGTTCTAATGTAAATCGAGGACGACGTGTGTCATCAATTAATGCGACATTATGTTTGTCGTTACCGACATCATAATAACCTTCAAGTAATAAAAAATCACGTGCTCTCATATGTTTATTTATCACACCGGAGTTAAAGGAGCTGTTGCACCACCAGCAGGTGCATTTTCTGC